CGGATTCCACCCGGGAATACGCATCTTTCTGACGTAAGCCTGACCAACATTGAGATGTGGTAAGTTGTACGGTGTGGCTAATACTGATGATTTCGAATCATATGATACAGACGGAAGCGCCTCTGCATTAGCAGCTCCAGCGTCATAATATATATTTACTGCGTACATCCCCCGCATGGCAGATATGTAGTTGCCATCGTTACCAAATTGAGCTCCTTGGGAGCCAAACGAGTGCCAAATATTAAAGTAATTATGATAACGATTGTATGTATCTGAGTTCCGTACGTCGCTCCAGTTTCTTATATCTACATAAGAGTTAGTGAGCACCTGATCTGCTACTGATTTCGCCGCCTGATTAGTGCCGTCTACTGCCGTTATAAGCTGTGCCGGCTTATTACTGCTCAGATTTTCGGCAAAAGAAAATAGGGTAATACATGAACGATTTCGGGGGAAAAAGCTATTATACCGTCCCCATGTCCATATAGCCGCACCAAGCCCTGCCTGCCCGCTGCCTTCATCGGTGGCAAAAATTACAAGGTCAGTCCAGTCGGTTTCTCCTGCTCCATTGATAAATGAGTATCCCCGTGAGTATTCCGTATTCCAATATAAAATACTCATACTAATAACATTATTTATAATGCGATAGGGTATGGCGTATCGTCCGGGATTTCCTGCTTGCGATTTAAAAAATCTACTCTGCTTGCCCACGGCATAGAAAGGTAAATATGAGTCGCCGCCTAAAGCCGACCAGTTGTCGGTGTATTCTTTTTCTACCTTCGGGGTCATGTTCATTGCAACGATAAAATTGCCGTCAAAAAATCCGAGGGACAAACAAACATTATCTTCGTTTGTGCCTATAAAAATAACATCGCTCTCATAATGCCGGTTGTTATAGTCATTACTGTAAAGATTGCTCGGCCTTGTATCGTATAGTGGAGCTCCCGTCCATCTCTCTGAGCCTACAGTTATTGTGTCAAGTATGGTCAGCCCGGTATTCTGGCTTAAAATCAGCGTCACGATATCCTGCAATAATGAATTTAATTTATCGGTCAGGGTATCCGTCCCCGCAACATAAGATACGCTGTATGTAACTTTTTTCTTAATTGCCATAATTTAAACCTCATCCCATGTATTCGCTGATTCTGTCGTTGTCGCCGTCCCGATTCCTGCCCCGGTGTCGATATCCTCTTCTATCACGCTGTCGATGTCCGCTATCCGGGCGCCTTCGGTGGTTTCTGCCAGACCGAACTCGTCATCCGTGGAGCCCTGCGGGAGGTAATGGTCTTCCCACGAACCATCATCAACTACCGTATTGCTCACATCTAAAGTCATGCTCACTTTGTATATAGTCCCCTGAGTTGGATTGGTGCTGACAACGGCAGCGGTCACTTCGCCGTTTTGGATCCTTGCATAGCGGTAAGCCAGAGATTGATCTGCGTCAACTGAGAGCAGAGGTATTACAAACCAGCTCGCACCGCATTGAATGTCAGCTTTGAACCATTGCAGGAAATCCCGGTACTGAGTCTCAGTAACCACGAAGCTGACACTGACAGTATCCGGAGCCCCCTGATTCACAAGTCGCTGTCTGCAATATCCATCACTCATTTGAGTGCGTAAGATGTTCGGTGAGTGCTTTGATGTGTAGCCTGATTGCAGGGCTTTTGGCATTGATGCCGGGAAGAATTTCATAGGTTAAGCTCCATATCTTCTGAGCTGATAGGTGTTTTCCAAGGCTTGTGCTGCCTGACCGCCCTTTCTGATGTTGCTCACGAAAATATTCACGATTCGGTCTCCGTCTGATTCAGAGTTCTCAACGCTCCCAGCCTTGCTCCGGTCTTCGTAAAGGTTGACAATCACATCACCTGAACCTGATACAGCATCTCGGGCCAAAGCAGCTGTCTTTTTGCGACTGGTGACATTGACAGGCCCGCTTACGATTTCCGGGCCATACTCGCCCACAATACCAAGCTGCCCTGCGCCGATTCGCCCGCCTTTGTCGTGCATAGAGAGACTTTTGAGCTGAGCAATTATGCCGGTAGTAAGGGCCACAGCATTTGCGTAAGCTGCCAGTTTCCCGAACCAGGTCGGATTAGCGGTGTCTGAAAGTGCCTGAGTCCAAGCAACAATGGCATTCGCTGTCGCAGAAGCAATGGCAAAAGACTTCTGAATAGCGAATAGAGCCTTGTAAGCAGAAGAACTCTGAGACATACCTGAAGTGAGATTGCCGAAGGCATCAGATAAAGAAGTCATGCCCTCAGTGAAATTATTCACATTCTCCAAGTCTTCCTTGCTGAGAAAATCATTTTCCTTGGTTTTGCCGCTCGCTTCTTCTCTTGCTTTCTCGTACTCTTCCCGGAGAGCGTTTCTCTTGTCCAGAAATTCCTGCTCGCTGAGAAGGGCATCTTCATGATACTTCTCAAGCTTCTCCATCCTTTGACGGTATTCATCCGTAATTCTGTCGATTTCCGTCTGACCGATAGACTTGATAAACTCTAGGGCCTCCATTCGAAGCTCTTTTGCTTTGCTCTGGAAGTCTTTCTCAAGAATCAGCTTTGCGTTCTGGTATTCAGTCTCAGAAGCGATATGAGAAGCCTTGTATTCTCTCTCAAGCTCTGCAAGCTTTTCTTCATGTTCTTTTCTCAGTTTGACAGCATCAGAGTAGCTGTCTTTCTGAATTGATAAGATGCTCTGATAGTATTTCTGCCAATTATCAGCCTGAGCTTTTTGTGCTCTGCCACCGCCGGATCTGCCGCCTCCGGTCTTCCCGGAAGTGCCAAAAGCTCTGCCCGCCGGAGAATTACCCTGATTTTCCCAAGTGCGGTAACTACCAGAAGCAGCAGGGCCGCCAAAGCCTAAATCCTTGTCATTCAGCTCTTGAATGTTCTTCTGAATCTGACTCAAATATGAGTTGATTGTGCCATTGAAATTGGCGGTGTCTTTTCCGATTTGGTCAGCTGTCTGATTCAGCACTCGGTTGTAAGCAGAAGAAAAAGAGCCGCCTGCAAGCCAGTTACCAATACCCTCACCAACAGCTTGAAAACCGCCTTGCAAAGCTGTCCAAGTATTCTGAGCGATCTTCATGACTTCCAAGAAGCCAACTCTCGCAAAGTTGAAGAACTGACTCAGAGCGTTAATCATGCTCTCAGTGCCGGTTGCAGCTGCCAATCCCGAAGAAGTCCACAAGTCATTTACTGTGTCTTTCACTGACTTGATTGAGCTCTTGGTGATGTCAACAACTGACTTCCACCCATCTGTCACGGTAGCGAAAAAGGCTTTGATAGGCTCTCTGTTGTCGTTAATCCACTTGGTAATCTCATCAAGATTGGAGGCTAAATCCCTCACAATCTGATTAATGAGGTCTCCAAGCCCGCTCTCACCGATTGCTCTGTAGAAGTCTCCCCAAGCATTCTCCAAGTGATTGAATGCCCCGGTAACTCCGGACTGAAGGTAGTCAAGAACGCCCTCATTTTCCTGCCCAAGTTGCGTGAAATAATCGCTCAGGGCCTTGGTGTTCTTATCAATCTCTTGCGTGACACCTTTATAAGTCAGGATAAGCTTATCTCCGGCATCCTTGGCGGTAATGCCCAGTGCGTTAAGCTGCTTGTATTTGCCTTGGATAGTTGCAGTGAAAGCTTTGCTGACAGTTTCCAGACTTTGGCCCGTGCCGTAAGCAATCTGTGAGAAGGTTTTGAGCTCCTGAGCCGTTGTCTGGATGCCGTTTTTCTTGAGCTCCAGAGCGGTTGCTTTCAATGCATCAAAAGGCTGCAAAGTGTCTCTCGCTGCTTGCTGAAGCATCTCAAATTGGTCACGGGCTTCTGTCAGAGAGCCGGTTGCAGAGATAAAAGAAGCTACTGCTTTCTCGGTGCTCTTTAATTCACCGATAACAGCTCCGGCAAGAGCTCCGGTGGCCAGACCTGCGATAACGCTTTTCCAAGCAGAGCCAATAGAAGCAAAAGACTGACCGATGCTCTTGGTCTCTTTCTTCGTGTCCTGCCGCATATTACGCAGCTTTCTGCTGTATTTGGTAGTGTTCAGATCTACCAGATTCAAAATGCTGTTAACTATGCTCATTATTGCTTCTCACTTCGCCGCCAAGCATGGCAAATACATCTCTGCCGGAAATTTCACGCTCTTCCGGTTCTTCTTCCGACTGTCCGGATTCCTCTTGGAAAACTGCCGCCCACAGCTGCAACTCAGACTCAGGAAGGTTCAGAATCTCGGTTATGGGCCAATGAATTTCCCGGGCAATTCTTACTGCAAGCCTTACAATCGGAAGCTTTATAAGTTTTTTTCAGTCTGCCCGTTGTTGAGTTCCCAGATCTTTTTGTTCAGCCTGTTTATGACTCCGGCAGGAACTTCATCAATAAACACTTTTGCGTCCATGCTGTTATCAAACAGCTTGGATCCGTCTTCTTTAATCGCTGAGACATAGAGCATATAAGCCACAATATCAATCTCGCTGTCATTGAACTCAGGCTTTTTCATAAGAGACTGAAATTCTGCCTGCTCCCTGCCTGACATCTCACGAATAAGAATCTCCGGAGTGTCATTCGGATCCTGAGCAAGTTCCGGCACCGGAACGGTTACACGTTTGAAATTCGCATTGCCTGAA